GCATCTCTTAAATTACCACCTGGTGCATCTACATCTTTAAATTCACCTGGTTGTATTGGTGATGCTTCATCTCTAACTCTTACGCCTCTTTGTTTAAATCCTGCTGGTAGATTAGATAATGTTCCAGCATCTAATAATTGACGGAGAGCAGACGTTGCCGTTCTGCTCAATCCGCCAATCATGTGAATGAGTCCAAAGCCATAAAATCCAAGTCCTGGCAGAAATTTGAAGTGGACAAAATATTGGATCTTATTTTTCTTTAGATCATCGGGCGCATAGTTTCTCCGTATAGAGAGAACTAATCGGCTACCTTCTTCTACAGTTACTATGTAGGGTAATTTTATTCCTGTTGGTCCATCGGTTCCTTGATCCTCAAAACCTTCTAAATCTAAATTTACGTGACACTCTAATAAAGTATACAAGGTATCTTGTTTACCAACTTTTTTAGTGCCATCTAATTCTCTTTCTTTTTTTTCAACATCGTTTTGTTCAACAGTTCCTGGTGGTGCTAACTCTATGTCTCTATAAAAACCGTTAACTTGTTGTTTACGTAATTCATTCTCAGACATTTTAATTACGTGTATTACTGATTCTGCATCATCTAAACTAGTTGCTGTGTAAGGTACAACTAATTCATCTGCAGGTATAAATTTTGAAACAACTCTGGCCATTGGCACATCGTAATAAACTTTTTTAAATGTAGAACCTGCAAGTGGTAAATGAAATAACATAGAGTCAAACTCTTCTTCGTATTCTTTCATTTGATCCATTAATAAATAATTCATGTAATCTTTTACACGTTGAGCTTGTTGCTCTGTTGCAGGATTTTTAATTCCTATAACTTGTGTTCTAACTGGTCCATCAGACGGTAATAATTCTTTGTAAGCTTGTGCTTGAAATTGTGTAACAGCTTCTGCCAACACTGGGTGTGTTGCACCAGACGCTCCTTGAAAAGGTTCTGTTCTGTTTTCGTATTTAAATCCTAAAAGGTCTAAACCTGATTTATAAGATTGCTCCCAATCTTTTCTTGACGCTTTGTAATCCATGTAGTTGTTAACCATTTCACCGCCAATTGGATCTAAAACATCGTCAGGTAAAATATCTGCTAAATTATCGAAGTGAGATTCTGTTCCAGGTATATTTATTGATCCCGGTTCAAAGTCAATTGTTGCACCGCCATCTTCTTCTGGTATGACCTCTACAGGTCCTTTTTCTTCTTCTGGTTCCTGAACAGCAATTTCTTCTTGTAGTTCCTCTTCTGATGGAACATCAATTTTAGTTCTAGTGTTCGGGAGTCCTTTATCAATATCTGCCATTTATACTCCTATATGTTAGTACCACGTTTTAATAATGATGACAACCCTTCTGAATTGGGTCCTCTTTCTGGCGGTGGGCCTGACTTATCGCCACCAGATAATCCTGCAATACCACCTTTGTTAAATCTTTCTTGAGTCCCTGTAAATCCAGGTGTTTCAAATAATTGTCTAAACCTTTCTTGATTAATCATTTCTTTTGCTTGCTCTGATGAAGGTCTTTCATAACCTAAAGCTTCAGATAAAGTACCAATAAAATCTTCTGTTGGTAAATCTAATTTAGCAGTATCATAACTATTGCTTGTATATGCAGGAACCATTTTTGTAGCGTATCCAGGTAGTTGTCCTGGTAGTTGTTCAAGATCTCCATATGTTGGTTTTAATTGACCTGAAAAAAAACTAGGAGCATCAGTTTTATCTGGTGCATCAAATTTTTTAGGTGTCGCTGTAAACTTATCTTTAATATTAGCGAGTTCAGATTCAAAATCTCTTTTTCCAACCTCACCACCTAATCCAGTTTCACGATTGTATTCCATACCTTTTAATTTTTGTTCTAAATCGGAAACTCTTTGTGCAAAAAAACTATCGCCTACTCCAATAGTTTGTGCATCTTTTTTAGCTCGTTGAAGTTCATTGGAAGTTAATATTCTTTGCGCGTAATCTTTTGCAGCAGGTGACGCTGTTGTACTATCTAAAATTTTTTGTGCATCAAGAACATTTTGTGGGGTTGAAAGAAATCCAAAAGCTAATGTATCTTTTAATGCCTCTTGAATAGGTTTACCTTTTCTAATTGCTGCATCTGCAGCTATAACTCCATCGAATATAGGGATAGATGCTAAAGCTCCTGCACTAAAAAACTGTGATCTAAGATTTAATAATTCTTTTGGATCTAAAGCTCCCTTTGCAAAATTAAGGGTGCTTCTAAATATTTTTTTAACTATGTTTGATTTTACATCTGTGGCTTTAGGATCAATACCTTTTGCAAAACTTTCTTTGATATATTTTGTAGCCTCTGCTTGACACGCAGTGCTACCATATTTAAAATTAATACGACCACCATCCGCAGCAGTTTTTCTTCTACATGTTGGATTTAATTCTCCTGCTAAGTTATTAATTAAGTTAATAAAATTGTTAAAATCTTTTTTTAATGGACGTACCTCTCTACCAATTTTTGCCGTTGTAGTTAATTTTTTAAAAAACTTTTCAGGATCTAGTTCTTCTCCTACTAATATGTCTCTAACTCCTGATTGAATACCACCAAGTTTATTTATTTTTTTTTCAAAATTATTAATAATTCTATCAACGTCTTTTTTAGTAATACCTGCTTTATCTAATTGTTTTAATGTTTCCAGTCTAATATTTCCTTCTACACCATTTGCTTTACGCATAGCCAATGCAACTTTAAAAGGATTTTCATTTTTTCCAAAAGGGTGATGAACTTCGTAGGGAGAAAATCTAAAGTTTTTTAACTCATTTTCAGTCAATAAATTTTCTCTTAAAATAGTTCTTAAAGAAACATTAGTTCTACCTTTATAATTAATTGTTTGATCACTTAACCAAGTTTTATATTTATAGGGCAGCTCCATATCTTTGTAAGAAGTGCCGGGTAAGTTATTAATATATTTTTCTAAATTTTTAAAAGTTATTTTTTTTCCTGTTTTAGTGTCTAATAAAACTAATTTATTTTTTACAAAATCTGTTGTTAAATTTATTTTACCTCTATTAAGCACTTTTAATCTTGGATCAGGTGGTTCATAACCTCCAGCTCTTTGTCCATAAGTTCTTTTTCTTGTACTATCGTATAGATCTCTCCAAATCATTAGTTTTATGTCGTTACCAACGCTAGGAAAAACATCTTTGTTTTTTATTAAATCAAGTTTCTTTTGTTGTTTAATAACTTTTTCTTTGTAATCTTCTGGTCGATCTGCTTTTAAATTTATTTTTTCTCTTATTCTACCATCCGTAGCTTTAAAATATTCTTTTCCTTTATATTTTACAGACTCCATCCTACCTGATTTGTTTTTAAGTAATTTTTTAAGATCTTCTCTAGCTTTTTTGCTAAAATCTCTTGTGGGTCTAAATTTTTTAAACTCATCTTCTGCAAAAACATTTAAAGCGTTTCTATCGTTAATTTTTATTTTTGATTTTTTTATTATGTCTTTAATGCTAGCAGTTTTTAAAAAATCTTTGTCTGCGTCTTTAACCTGAGTTTTTATCCATTCTCTAAATCTATTTTTTACAGAACCAGGTTGTGGACCACCATATCCCGGTCTAGATCCATCGGCACTTGGTGATACCAACATACCACCATCGGCCATGCCCGGTGGATTGTCTCTCATAAATCTATTGATTGCTTCTCTGTCTACAACGTCTTGTCTTGGCTCTGGTTGAGGTATGTTATCTGCTGTAGTTAGTACACCTTCGTCAAATAAATTTTGTAGTTCTACAATTTTATTTAAAAATTTTTCATCCATGCTATTCTCCTAGCATGCCAGCCAAACCACCTGATGCGTTTTCTTTTCTACCTTTTGTTTTAAGGTTTTTAATAAGTTGTTCCATCATCATAAGATCTTTTTCACCAGCTCCTGCTGGTACTGGTGATTTAAAAGATCCTTCAGGGAACATCATTTTAACAGCTTCATCTCCATAACCAGGAGAAGCTTGATTCATACTAGCTGCTAGATCAGCTTTTGATTTTTCAAAAGCTAATCTTGATTGAATCATATCTCTAACATTTTCTACCATTTCAATTCTTTTACCAGTCATCTCCTCTTTTAATTTTAAATATTCAGATTTAGACATAATTCTTTTAGCTGAATCTGGTAATAATCTATAATTTGTTATATTTAAATATTCCGATGGACTGATACCTTTTTCTTTTGCAAGGTTTTGAATTACGGCTTTAAAAATTCCACCACCAAATACAAATGGTATACGACCGCCCTCTGCTTTTTTAATTGATGTTGTTTCTTCTCCAGCTTCTTCTATAATTTCTTTTTGAATAAATTCATCTACGGCTTCTGCCCCTGCTTCTGTTCCGTCTTGGTCAAAGTCTACTCTATATTCTTCATACTCAGCAGCTTCGTTGGTTACTTTCTGTGTTTCTACATCAACGTCTTGTTTAGGAGCTTTATATTCCATAACAGTTCTATCTTCTATGACATCATAACTACCCTCTTCATATGATCTTCCACCTATTTTATCTTTTGTAATTTGTGCATCACCTGTCGCAATATCTTCTGTTAAGGTATACTCATCACCATTCTTACCTGTGTAAGAATATTCATCTACTCTATCCGATGGCCCTACTTTTGATTTTTTTCCATTTAATTTTATTTTTTTAACTAACTCAAAAAAATATGGTGGAGGCTCAGAAAGTGTTGCACTTTCAAATGGAACTTTTGCGACAACAGGCGCTGTTTTTTCTTTACCCATAAGTTTTAATAAACCTGTTTTAGCTGCAGCTCCTGCTGCACCAATACCGCCCATAATTTCTAAAAATTTACGTCTTGTCATACCAGATTTTAAACCAATACGACCACCCTCTGCAAAACCATCGTCATCAAAATCCATATCTGTTTCTTTAGGCACCACATTTCTTTCAAAAATATGGTCCTCTGTATCTTGTAATATTTTTTTAGCATCTTGTTGTGTTAAATTTTTATACGGGCCTTCACGTTTAATAACTCTGTTTGCTTCTTTCATAGCATCAACAGGATCCATTGCTAACATTTTTTCTACAGTCGCTGCTACACCTGAGTCTATTCTTTGTTGTACTTCTTTAGCCGCTGCATCTCTTTCAAAAAATTCTCTATTTATTGTTTTACCTTGTTGCGTACCACCTATGATAGGTTTGCTAGGATCTAGTTCTTCTCCTTGTAGATTAAATATTTTTGCTGACTGAGTTGATTTAATACCTTTATCAACAGGCTTTGCTGCAGCTCTCATCATCTTATCAATGTTGTTTAAAATTGTTTCTAACTGCTTGTCGTTTTTAATCATTCTTGGATCGATACCCGCATCTAAAAGAGTTTTTGTAATTACAGCTTCTCCAAAATCTAGTTTCATATCACTAGGCATATTAACGATACCTTGATCGTTAGTTTTCATCATTTGTTTTTTAACAAAATTTCTTATAGAAAATATAGCCATTAGTAATATACTCTTCTAGGTTTCTCTGCCTTTTCGTCTACGTAATCTTCAGGGTGACCGATCAGACCGCCCTGCCTGAATCGCATAATCGCTTGTGTCGTAGAATCCACAAGGTCATCATGATCGCCATATGGAAATGCTGCGCACTCCTCTATGACTTCCTCAGCAAATTTTTGCTCAGGAGCCCATATCATACCAGATTCAAATAAAGGTGCAACAGCATTTACACGTGCATGCTTGTCGTTTCCTTTGCTCGGTGTAAAGTTCACAACCGGTATATCCATCTGTCTAAGCTCGTATGTAAGCGGTAAACCACTGGCTTTTGCCTCGACTATAACAGATTCTGGTTTCCAATAAGTATATTGCTCTAACGCCAGACGTCTTAGTTCTGGAAACTCGTATCTACCTTTTATGGCATCGAGTAATATTAAATTAGCGCCTGAGTCCTCGTCAGGATAGAATACACCCCATGTCGTTATCGCACTGTAGTCTGCAGTTTCTTTTTTTAAAAATGCTGTATCGTAAGATTGTATCACATGATGCAGGTGTGGTATCTCCTCACCTGTATACGTTCGCCACCATTCACGTTTTAATATTGCGCCTTCCTCTGATGTTGGTTGTTGCATCCATTGTGCATTCCATTTAGCAACGGGCAGTGTTGCTTGCACCTTTTCTAATTCGTCTAGCTTCCAATACTCAGGCCATACTGGTTTGGGCTTTGTTCCGTGGTCCATGATTGCCGGAAACTCGACCACGTGCCATTGATCAGCTTTAGCTTCTGTTTGATTTTTAATTAACATACCTGTTAGATCTTTCGTAGACCAACGTGTCATAACCAAAACTATTTTACCACCTGGTTGTAAACGCTGACGTGGACCTGATGTGTACCACTCGTAGGCTGACTCCAGTGCAGTCTTAGACATTGCATCTTGTTCTGAGTGCGGGTCATCAATGATAAGTAAATCTGCACCACGACCCGTGATCGCACCACCAACACCAGCTGCAAAGTATTCACCACCCTGTGCTGTCTCCCAACGTCCTGCTGCTTTACTATCTTCTTGTAATCTTGTTTCAAAAATTTTTCCGTAATCTTCTGAGTCGATTAGATTCTTAGCCTTACGACCAAATCTTATTGCAAGTTCTCCTGTGTGCGTTGCTTGAATGATCTTGAGCTTTGGCTCACGGCCCACCATCCAAGCCGGAAGTAAGTATGAGGCAAACTCCGACTTAGTATGTCTT